TATAGGCCTGCGCTAATTCGAGCGCTGCCGGCGCCAACATATCGAAAGCAACCGAACCTTCTCGTTTATCAACGTCGGAAGGAAGTCTCGCTAGCATACGGTCAAGAATCGCCTCATACGTTTCGCCATCAAATATCGTCATCACGTCACCTCCAATTCGTTAAATAAAGTTTCTTCGCCGTTCGTATCCGTAACAGAGAACGAAACGATAACTGTGTCTCCGGAGGAAACGACTGTCATATCGTTAATGCTGTCAATTCGATCGTCATAGATTAACGCCTCTGTAACGACGCGCGGGATTTCCGTTTCAATGAACGCTTTGGTCGCGCTTGTGCCAATTAGATCACCGATTTCGCAGCCGTAAGCGTCCGTATAAATTAAAAACCGCTCACGGGCTGTAATTAGCGCCTTGTGAACGGCTTGTTGTAGAGCTTCTTTTTCGTCAATGAATCCGCCAATCCGTCCGTTCTCAAAATCGAGTTTGTATGTCTTGGATGGCTGGACGGATTCTTCGTCGGTCATGGCGAGTAGTTCTTCGAGTTCTTCTTCGCTGAATTCCGGTACTAAAGGCATTACAAAATCACCGCCTTATCAAGTACAACGAACATTTGACTTTCGTCTAAACAAGCGATAATGATGCGGTCGTTTGTCTGTAAATATCCGTCTGCTGCAGAAACGCCGGTCAACACTAAATCGGAACCACCTAGCGTAAACTCAACACCGTCAAGTCGAACAGATAAATCCGGAAGAGGCGACTTTACTGTCCCGAGTTGAATGTCGATAGCTTTGTTGTAGCCTTGTTTTGCCATAAGAGTTAATAGTTTAGAATACGCGTTCAAGTTATCGCCTCCCTAGAATTTAATAAAGTTACGTGGATTGACCGGATTCTTCCAACGTCCGTTATGAATCTCGAAGTGTAAATGCTGTCCGAAAGAGCGCCCAGTGTTACCCATTAGTCCGATTTGCGTTCCCTGCGCTACTTTGTCGCCGACATTAAATCGACGTGATCCTTTACGCATGTGGCCGTAAACTGTTTCGTATGTTTTTCCGTTGATATTGTGAACGATAAAGATAACTTCGCCATACGTTGCCGATACATACGATTTCGATACGGTTCCGCTAGCTGCTGCCTTAATTGGAACGGTACCAGCCTTCGCAATATCAAGACCCTCATGCGCACGTCCCCAACGCTGTTTCATCTCGCTGGTCACGACACCCTCGCACGGTCTGATAAATCCGTTACTATTCGTAATTTCTCCACCGTTACCGGTCGTAGTTTTTACGACATTAGTAGAACCTTCGTAATAGCGAAGTACGTGCGGAACATAGTTAACGTCACCATACCGTCGCCACCCGTGCTTTTTCGCCATTGCTGCCGAGAATGCTTTCGTAGTTGCCATTGAATATCCGCCGCGAGCTTTTGCGTATGCGATAAAGCCTTGACCGAAGTTGTACGATTGTAATGCGAGTTTGACTTCGCCCGCCTTCCGTAGAACTTGCGCGAAATACTTAACGCCTTGTTTAATCGATGCTTCTTCTCGAAGTACGTTTCGACCTAATCCGAGCGACTCTGATGATTGGAATAAGTCCGGATAACGACCGCCTGACTCCTGCATCATTAACGCCAGTAAAAGTTCCGTATAACCTTCGATTCCGTTAGCTCGCGCATATTTTCGGACTATTGGCTCCCATTTACGGACACTTTGTGGCACTTTCGCTTTTCCGCCTTTGATTTCCAATGTCGTAGTGTATCCGCCGGAAGTTCCGCCATTGCCCGTTGAGTCTGACGTTTTCTCTTCTGGTGGATCGTACTCTTCTTCAGCTACGTCGAACGTGCGTGATAATTTCAGTGACATCGTATGATAACCGTCTGGCTGGAACGTGTGTGAATCTGCGATAACATAAAAAGCGCCAGTTATTCCGGTCATCTTCTCGCTCGTCAAAATTGATGAACCGCTGATAACTTCCGGAATTCCAAGCGCTTCTACGTTAAATTCTTGCTCGGGTTTGTTTAGCGTCGGTAACATGCTGTTCGCCAACGATTGTAATTTATCGACGTCAACTATATCGCTAACATGCTCGTAATGCTGCATGACTCCGTAGACTTTGCGGGCGTTTGCATCTGCAGCGAAAGCTTTAATCGGAATATCTTCGTCGCCGCCCGTCAATCTTACTTGCGTCTTTAATTCGTCTATATTCGTTGAGTAAGTGGCGCTAAGTATGTTCGAACCGTCTTCGATATACATTCGAGTAAGTTGGTCCTTTCGTTCGACGAGGTGTAAGTATCCTTTTTTCGACTGTAATGTGAATTGGCGTTTGTTATTCTTCGTTGTCTCCGTTAATGCAATAACGATCATATCCCATAGCGACTTATCGCGAAGGATTAGCTTCGGAATAATATAGCCGGTGTCTGTGATCTTTCCTACTTTAATACCGAATCGGCCGCAAAGCGACTTCACGATATCAGACGCCTTTTTGTTGTCATAACGCAGACTATCGCTTGTTTTCGTTAGGTAGTGATTCGCGTCGTATGCTGTAACTGTTTCCTGTCCGGTATGGTCGATGTCAGTTGCGAAAATATAACCACGAAATAACTCCGCAGATCCGTTTGACACACGAATTAAACGACCTGGCTGAAAATTAACTAAACGAGTCTGCCCGTTTTGCGTATTGTTGAACGTGATTTCGCATTTACGACTCGCCTGCGCTAAGTCTCCCGAAATCACAACGCCAGCATTAAGTGATCCTACCGAGTAAGCTTTCGTATCGTCCGTATAGATAATCGTCAGATTCCGTCTATCTGGACCGTACTTTAACGTTTCTTTCGCCATTACGGAATCACCAACTTCATACCGGCTTTCAAAGCATTCGGATTCTTGCCGATTGTCTTTTTATTCGCATCGTAAATAGCACGCCATTTTTCACCGTTGCCGTAGTAACGTTTCGCAATCTTGAATAAACTATCGTTCTTTTTTACAACATATGTTCTTTTCGCTGAAGTCGTCTTTTTCGTAGTGGTTGCCGCTTTTTTAGTGCTAGGCGGCCGTGCTGTTGTCGTTGCAGTTTTCGCAGTAGATTTCGTTGTCTCGTACCGAAGAGGTACCCAACGGAATTGTTTCAGCGAAATAGAAAAGTAAATATCGCCGATACTGCCCGCACGCTCAATTTCGTATGTGAATTCGCGAATCGTAACGAGTGAATTTATGCGCGTTCCCGTAACGATAAATCTCAACGGTGCTTTATTATCGCGCCAACCTTCGATAATACTTAAATACGTGTTAGGCGTTTTAATCGCAGCGTATTCGCAGTAGGCCGAATTATATCGGTAAGGGAAAAACGAGCCGAATTCGAACGTCTGAAGTTCGCGGTCGCCGAATATTGAAACTTCGCCCAAGTTAGCGACAGGTACATCGTTGAAGCCGAATGGCGACGTCACATTTACTGCGTCCGGATTTACTGGAAAGCGGATCTTTTCAGATCCGCTTTCGTTCGTTAACCAAAACTCAATCGCCATTATGCGCCCGCCTCCTGTGCTTGATATAGTTTCTTAACTAACTTGTCGGCAAATCTATCGATATCCGCTTCTTCGCGAATTGTCATTCCGTTTACGTTTACGACTAGCCCGCTTGCGCCGCCTTTTGAGAATTGGCGGTTTTCCTTCTTCGTTAAGACACGCTCGCCTTGATGAAGTCGGTACATCATGCCGTTACGTGGTACGTAAGATTCGCCGTGGTAAGACGATTTGTTTTTCTTCTTCGATGATTTCGACGGGCCCATTCCGGCTTTCGTGCTCGCCATGCTCGGCATTTTGAAGTTCGGCATTTTGAACGATGATACTGCGCTTGTGAATGCGTGGAATCTACCCTTAACTTTATCGATTACGTTACCGATTGCGTTGAATGCGGCAGTACCTACCGCTTTAACTTTATCCCAGTTTCCACAAAGTTTAATACCGGCTGCGATAAGCGCCCCGATAGGTCCGGAGAATGCTAGTATTTTCGTAATAAGAGAACCGAACTTAGACCATAGCTCTTTCGCTTTAGCTTTCACCTTATCCCAATTTAGGTATAAAGCCACTCCTGCGGCGACTACTGCTGCGATCGCTGCGACTATCCACGTTCCAGGGAATGTTAATACTGCCGCATTAAGGCCTAACTGCGCAATCGCTG